TATCGAAAGGAATCAGGTTGTCAGGACGCTCAAAACCTACGCTGCCGTAGGCGGAACTGCTGTAAGTACCATCATTCGCAGAGATGGTGTAGTGAGCAGTCATCACAAAACCATCAGCGGTTTCACGCTCTAGGTTTGCGATTGCCCAAGTGAAGGTAGTGGCCATGAGAAAAAATGCCTTGTTAGCAGTGTATTAGAAAAGCCTTGTTACGACACGGGGCGGTTAACGCGCCAAGCCTCGATGTGAGTAGGGCTACTAGGCAATGCCAGCATCATTTAGACGCTGCTCAAGGGTTTCGATCTTTTGAAGAGCTTCTTGCAACGCAGCAGTCAGCAGTGGCACCAGCTTGGACTGGTCGATACCTTGATAAACGGGATTACCGTCAGCATCAACTTCGTCGTGCGTACCAGTAACAGCTTCTGGGACAACAGCTTGCGCTTCGTGAGCGATGAAGCCATCAACCGTGTTGTCGGGATCCGCGATGAAATTAAAACGGCAAACCTGAAGCTGATTAAGACGATCTGCAGCGCCAGTTAGCGGGATAACGTTTTCCTTGAGGCGATAGTCGGAGGAGGTGCTATAGGTAGTGGCAGAGCCAGTAGTTGAAATACTCCCAACAATTCCATTTCCGTTGGAAAAGATTGCTGAATATCTTGTTGAAGTTGACGGACCATTGTAAATCTCTAACGGAACATTGACATTGTTTACAGAAGCTTCTGAATGCAGAGTTAGTTTTACGGAAGTTGCATAAACGCCACCAGCATAATCAGCAGAAATGTTTCCGATGCCAATTCCACCATTCTGCGCAATCCTCATCCGCTCCGTCGGGGTGCTCGCTCCGTCGGCAGTAGTGGAGAACTCTATTCTTGACCCCTTAGTAAACGGACTCCACGAAACGTCGCCTTTTGCTTCAATCAAAGCACCGTTATTTGCAGCATCTCCGAAACCGATGGACCCCAAGCTTGTTCCAGAAACAATACTATTTCCAGTCCGTAGACGCATATAGCCGCCATTGTTTGCGCTACTTGTATCGCCTTGCAGTGCAAACTTATTTGAAAGCGACGCACTAGACGTGCCAACTAAAAGTCGTCCGCTGGCATCAGATCTGAATGATTCAAATAATGTTCCCGCCCCATCGGCTCGATACCAAATATGTTGACCATTCTTAGCGGAAACATAAGAAAGACCATCCTGCCCAGCGGTAAAGCCAGCCGAATCAGTGCTTCCGTCGTAAACCTTAAGTTTTAGATTCGATAAGCTAATTGACGCTTGTGGAGTATACTGACCACCCAAGCTGAGCGTAACTGGTGATGTAGAACTAACGGAGCTTGTAGAGCCAATTTGTAATTCTTCACCTGGACTCGTAGTGCCAATCCCTACCAGCCCTGCTGAATCGATGTGTAAACGTGTATTTGTAGCGCCGTTTGTATAAATACCAAAAGATCCTGCGTAGTCCGTTCCAACTGCTGCATTCTGCGTTGCAGAGCCGCCATCAAGATTGACGTGCCGAACTCCATCGCCAATGCGGATGCGGGGTGTTGTGCTGTCTTGAATGGTTAATTTAAATCCAGGCCCACTAGTCCCCAGACCCAGCTTCCCGTCCGATGTGAGGCGGAGGCGTTCGGTGCCGTTTGTGCCAAACTTTAGAGGTGCGTTTTCGTGATTAAATAAGTGGACACTACCGACTGCATCTGTTTCTTGAATAATGTCAAAGCCATCATTTGCCGTGGCTCCTGTGATACTATTTGTAAGCTTGATTCTAGTCTGACCTAAGCTATTGTTAATATGCAGCCCATTTCCAGTTTGCTGCACAGGAGCGTTGGTACCAATCCCGACCATGCCGTCCGATGCAACAAACAACCGCCCAGTGCCACCAGTCGAGATGGCTACTTGATCTGCGCCGGGTGAATAAAGTCCCGTATCAGCGTCAAAAGCAATCGCTGGTGCGGATGCACTGCCCAGTGGATGGCTAGTAGTGCCATCAAATGTCGCCGCCCCAGTTACATCTAACGTTCCAGGAATGTCAATGTCGCTAGCCCATTCAACACCAGTACCCGCTGCATTGGTTTGCAGAAGTTGACGTGCTGCACCATCAGCAAGTTTGCTAACTGCAATCTCAGCGCTAGAACTAATATCGGCATTGACAATCGTGCCGTCGGTGATCATCGTGCTAGTCACGACACCGCTAGAACCAGTCGTTACAACAGTTCCGGTTTCATTCGGAATGGTGACGGTGTTATCTGCAGTTGGATCAGCAACAGTTAGTGTTGTCTCAAAAGCGTTATCACTTGTACCTTCATAGACAAGATCGACGCCAGCACCTAGCGTCAAATCACCTGTCATGGTGTCGCCAGCTAGCGAAACTTTCTCATCGTCAAGTTCAGCAATTGCACCCTGAACGTTGGTACTAGCAATGTCGCCGTAAGGCGTGAAGCCGACGTTTGATGCGATCTGTGCAGTAATCGTCTCCGAAGTCTCGATCAGTACGTAACTTGTACCGTTCGACAGCAAAATATCGGGCGGCTCAAGTGTTACCGTTGGAGCGGGTGCAGTACCGGTGCCGGTTTGTGAAACAACGACGTAATAACGGTTGTTGCCGGTATCTGCCGCAGGTAGCGAAGCGCCATTGGTGAAGCCAGCAGCCGAACCCTCAGCAGTTACTGAATCAAGCAAGTTGCTACTTGCGTCATACGTACCAGCAAGAACGATCTCACCAGCGGAAATACCGACCGGCTGGAAAACGTTACCGTCCCAGAGGAACAGGTCACGGGTTAGTGGATTGAAGAAGAACTGACCGATATGGTCAGCAGTTGGTTGTACTTCACCGAACTTGGAAACGGCATAATCACCAACTTTGGCACCCGTAACAGCGTCGTCTTCAATACGCGCGGACGGTAACGCACCAGAGGCGATCTTGCTTGCATCCAAACTTGGGATGTCAGACTCCGCAAGTGCTGTTCCAGCGGTAACGTGCCCTTGAGCATCAACGGTGACTTTTGCATAGTCACCCGGAGTAGCACTATTAGTGTGGTTTAATTCGCCACCGGCAGCGACCTCCAAGCCGGAACCAGGGAACACCGCGCCTTTTGTTGATGCACCCGCTTCAGGTAAATCCGTTGCAGTAATTACACGCCCGCCTGTTACCAAGCCTTTTGCGTCATATTGCGTGAGGTGATATTCAACTGTTTCAGCGGTAACGGTGTTGTCAATGCGGATTTCACTTCCGCTCATCACCAAGCCATTGCCATTAACCGCAACACCGCCTTTAGTTGAAGTAGTTGCTGTCGGGAGATCAGTTCCCGTAATCTCCCGGTAAGTTACTGCACCAGCAGAACCTGCAGGACCAGCAAGAAAGTGCTTTGCAGCAGTCGTATCATCAAGTGTGGTGCTAATCGTCACCTCATCACCTGAGGTGGTAATAGAAATGTTGACTAACCCTGTAGAACTGCCAACAACTGTGTTAATCGATCCTGCAGCCTTAACAGATTGCCAGGCAGATCCGTCCCAGATATAAATCTTGTTGTCGTCAGTGTCCAGTGCAATCTGACCGGTAAAAGCACCAGATGCAGGAAGCGTGGTGACAAGGTCAACCGTTGCCTCATCAGCAATTTTGGCTGCAGTGACTGCATCATCTGCAAGTTGCGTAGTATCAACAGCGCCGTTTACTAGAGCAGATCCAGCGACCTGTTGGCTGCCAAACAGAATCTTTGCGCCGGGGATGGTGGCGTCTGCAATCAGTGTGGTGGCGTTGCCAACTAGGTCAGTAACCGTAATGCGTTTGGTTTCGCTGGCGCTAGAGTCGGCAATTGCAAGTTGATCTCCTGCAGCAAGATCAGCGCCCGCAAGCGAGGCCAATTCTGTGATTTTAAGGTCGGCCATGCCCTGGATCTTCTGAGGCTATCTGGATGTCCTCAGTATAAGATCAGTCAACTTCCTCCAAAAGCACATAAGAGCTGTCGTCCTGCTCAAGTGCGATCTTGCCGCTGTCCTCCTGTAGTAGATAACGCTTCTGCTGTGTTCTGGCACGCAACCTAACCGGACCAGTTGTAACAAAATTGATCCGAGAAACGATCACAGAATCAGGCGTAAAATCAACGGCACTTGAAGTTACAAGCGCGTCAAACTCCCACCACAACTCGTCGTTCGCCTGATCAGGAGTGAACGATCCAGACTGTGCAATGCCGTTAAATTTTTTGATGTAAAACTTGCCGTGGAACGATGAGCCGATCTCCGTGCGAAGAACAAGCTGCATCAAATAATGCACTGGCTCGTATGTCTGATTATTAACGTAATCCCAGTTAGCAGTAAGGCTGCCATTTCCGCTAATAAGGCTGCTGTACTGCTGGCGGTGCTCTTCGCTGAGAGCTGTAATGTCAACAGTCTCTCTATCCGTATTCAACTCGTAGCCGGTAACAGCTGCTAGTAACCGGGAGTCGCGGTCGCGGATTTTGACACTAATCGGGATATCCCGCGAAAGCGTCGTAAGTGAAATCTGATCGTCCGTTCCACCGTCAAGACTGCCCGAAAACGTGCTGTAGAGCTTGATTCCACCTAGTCCGTCAATAAAGACGTACCAGTTGCCGCTGCTTTGGACCGTGTTATTTGCCCAGGCCGATGCAGCGATAAAGTCGAGATCGGTGCCGTCAGTTGCTGTAATCTCAATTAGATCGCCAGTGATCAGATAACCTTCATCAAAGTCAAAGCTAAAACGATTCTTAGTTGTGTTGATGTCGGATGGGTTGACGATCGATTCCTTCGCGCCCTCCAGTGAAAGACGCTTTAGCTCAACCTCACCAATGCTGCCGAGATAAATACCCATTAAATTGTCACTCCAGTCAACGCACCAGTGCCCTGGAACGAAATCTGCGCAGAGCTAACTTCACCGACACTTGCTCCGAAGGTCACGCTCGTGACGTATGCAGTGAGGCGAACATCATGGTTGGTGTTACCTTCGACCAGGCGCAAACGGAGATCCACCGTGTCAGTGCTGCTAACACCTGCAATCTTCAAAACTTTCTTTAGCGCGGTTGCAGCGTCATTACGACCGTCGTCGTTGTAGTACAACAGTGACGCACTGCCGTTAAATTCCTGCACACCTGGGGTGTAAGAACGCTGATCATCACCAAGCGTTGTGGTTTCCAAAACCTCTAACGCTCCAGTGAGTGACCAATTGGTCACTTTTATTTGCTCGGTGCCGTCGATCAGCAGCTTACCGTCTCTACCGGTATAAACTTTTGACATCAGAGCGCACCAATCAAATTTACTGTAACGCTGGAGATACCGGGCCGCACTGAAGCAACGGATGGTGGGGCTGCGTACCGCCACTTATTACCTACTGTTACATCAATAGCGGCTGCGCTACCTTCCCACCCAGTTCTAAATTGAGACGGCAACGTAAACGTGGTAAAGCCTCCCTTTACTTCGTCGTAGTGACTAATAAAATCGTCCGCTGCTGTGTCCGCAATATTGGCATACTGCAACTGCAGTGTCAT